AGTTGTTAGTGATAGTAAAGTCAACAGCAGTGATCAATGTCAAAGCTGAACCTAAAGAACCCACGTTACCCAACTTGATGTCACCTGAGTAAGCATCAAAAGGCGAGTTACCAGCGGAAGCATCTTGCGTCTTCTGTGTGGCAGACACAGACATATCCTTACCCACAATACCAAAGGTTGTTGAAACCATCTGGTTTGGAGCCATAGATACTGCCATTGTGTTTACAGTGCAGCCACTGAACAAACGAGCTTGGTCGATGTCTGCAGCGTAGTCTTCTAGGGAGAAGAACTGTGGTGTTGTACCTGCGATAGCAGCGTTAGTAACAGTTGTAGAACCGTCACCCGCAGTAAAGCCGGTAGCGAAGTCATTGTCTGACATAAGGGCCGCTTGAACAAGTGTATCGAATTCAGCATGACGAAGGTCAGCTACGATATCACCACCTACAACGCGGTTACCGTGACGGTCAACTCGTGGCTGACGGTCTGATTGGATGTCTGTACCAGCAACACGGTCTTTTGATAGGTTTAGAGAGTGTGTACTGAAAGGTAAGTTTTGGAAGTTCCCAGCTGGCGTTGTGCCAAATGTGGTCTCTTCGATGAAAGACAGCGTGGAACGTGAACCCTGTGCGAAGGCCATTTATTTTCTCCTAATTATAGATATACCAGCCAATGTTGACTGGAACGATGTACCAAGGGGTATCTAACAAACCTGCCGATCTTTCAGCGTAGTCTATAGATACCAGTATAGTTTCTGAGCCTGTGTTATAACTAACATCTGTGGCTGCTTCAAAGGCATCGATAACACTGTTAGCAAGGCTATCAGCAGTGTTAGGCCCAGTGCCTTCTGCAGCATGACAGAGTACCCTAAACAGACCCTGATTTCTTTGCTGAGGACTTGTTCCCATTACCGAGGGTCTACGGATTACTGGGGTAAAAACGGGTTGTAGAAAACTGGTGCCAGTAGTTGGTTTATAGGCTACGTTTTCGTAGGCTATCTCAGCAATCCCTTCGTTGGACAACTTAGTTTCTAAGGCGCGGCGTATGTGATGGTAGATAGTACTCATTTTAAGAAGTTCCTAAGCTGATCAAATATGCCAAACTTAGCTTCTACATATCTAGCATGAGGAGCATTGTTAACTATAGTTGCGCCGTTTAGAAGGTCTGTGTTATCTAAGCCGGCCCTTAGTCGAGCCTCCATCTCATTTAGAATAGGATTTGCATCCTGTTGTCTCTCTTTTCTGCTAGAGCTTATCCCTTGTCCAGATACATCTCCTCTGGAGTTTAAGTGCATGGAGTTGGCATACGCCCCAGTATCTACGGGAACGCTAAAAGAGAGGTAGTCTATAGATTCGTCTAAGGCTTTATATATACGCTTTCTTGCGGCATCTTCAAGTCTCTTAGACTTATTTTTTAACCTGGCTTTACTTACTGTAACTTGCATTATTCCCTCACGTCACAGATAAAACAGACAGAGTGTCCAGCAGAGTACATTGTAGTCACGTTAGTGATGTGTACCTGATCACCATTGCCAATAATTAAATCCTCTGTATCAGGGCTTACAGCTAACCCCAGAGCGGAAATAAGACACTTTCTCATACCACGCTCTACATTGAGTAGGTCAGAGACCCCTAATGAGTAGTTGTAGAAGTAAGCTGTCATAGAGTAGTCGTCTGTAGAAATGCCAGATACAGTACTAGTGGAAGGGCTATAGGCACCGTAAGACTTCTTACGAAGTGTAAGAACTTCCCCATGCTCCTCTACGAGTTTTAAGAGGTCGTATGCCCTGAAACCCATTAGTCATAATCCCGAATGTACTGACTGTCATTAGGCGGATTATCAAACTGCCCTTTAGAGAAGGCAGAGGAGGGACGATCAGTGAGAGCCTGTGCTGCATCAACAACAGCATTAGAAATGCCACCAGCCTTGAGACTAGCAGATGTCATTGAATACTTCTGACCTTGCTCACGCAGGTCGTCGGATAGGGCCTTGTACTGTTTAGCCAAGTCACTGTAGTTAGATGACAAGGCCCCATCTATTTTTGTTGTAACCCTACGAGCGAATTGCGCAGAGATAGTTCTAGCTGACCACGAGGCCGAAAAGTAGACATTGTCATTAGCTTGGGACAAGGCAAAAGTAATCTCTTCGTTCTTGATAAGCTGATCGTTAGTGTCAGTATCCCCTATCAATAAACGTACCACATTTAAACGACCTGCAGCCGTTGTAGTAACAAGATTAGTTTCGTCATATGTCCAAGCCATTATTCAACCTCTAAGTGTCCGTAGTTTCTACGCCATGAGCGGATCAACCCAGCTTGCTTATCTTTAACTTTAGAGTAACGACACTTACTTTTGTCGAACTCTAAGGTGCTCGTAGTCTTAGCCTTTACCTTTTCGTTGATTGTCTTATACAGGATGTGTAGTTGTTCTACAGTCATCTCGTCTAAGCCATCACCGACTGGGGGCTTTACGGCTTGTTCCCTGTCTTCGTTGTGATGAAGGTGGCGTTCGTTATATAGGCGCTCTATGTTGGCCTGTGGCAGACCCCGTTCCCGCCAAGGAACGAGATCTCCTTTTTCATAACGCTTACCACTCATCAATAAACCACGGGGAGTTCTAACGAAGACTGGTTTGTCATATTGAAAGGGTGATCGGGTCATCCACCTACTCCTTATGACAAGATTGTGTTAAAGAAGACACCCAGCTCTGCACCAACAACTTTTTGGTCATAAGCCATGTTTGCTTCCAACAGTTCAGCAATACCTTCTACACGTAGGAAATCGCCAGTATATGAGCGGATGTCAATACCGTAACCAGATGCGTTATCCAGTTCGTTCCATGTGAAGTTGTAACCTGCTGATGGCACCATCAAACCAGAGGATGCAGGAGCATAGTAGAGTGCAGCTTTCTTAGTTGCCACAAATGCATTGCTTTCTGTCAAACCTTCTTTAGCAGTGTTCTCGATTGCATCCACAATGTGGTACTCAGCAACCTCGAAGATTTCTGCTAGTTTAGCTTGTGTTACCAAAGCCGTGTTCGTGACAGTTGCACCGCCGTTGATACGAGCAAGAACATCTGGGTGGTTTACAAGTGTGTCGTGAACATCACGAGTAACAACCATTTTGTTAGCAATGAAGCCACCAGATTTTAGCTGCATCGCACGACGAGCATTAGTTACGTCAACGATTGGGGTTGAGTTTGTGTAGTCATCCCACTGCGTAACTTCGGAACCCAAGTTGTTGTCAGCGTTAGCAACACCATCGTACTCTGTATCCCACACATCAGTTGCGAAGAATGTATTCATCCAACGCTTCTCACGGTCGATCAGCAACTGGTGAGTTAGCATCTCCGATGCACCGCGACGAATGTCTAGTGCTGCATCTTCGTTTGCCAGAGTTTGCAAGTCGAAGTCTGTGGAGATTGAACGAACTTCCGCAGTGTAAGTTGCGTTCGAGAGTGACATACCAACACGCGGTGAGCGAGTACGGGGCGCACGAGTTGCAACGTCCGTACGGTTGAAGTTTGCGCGGTCATAGATATAGTACTTGTTAGTCTGTTTATCTACGGCTACGTTTGGAAACACCTTATCAGCGATAAAGTTGTTTTGATCTTGCAAGTACGCAATTGTCAGGTTTGTTAACGGCTGATCAATATGTACCTGACTTGGGGTCAACATAGGCATGTTGTTATTCCTTCCTATTTATAGGTTATGACTGGTCAGAAGAGTTGCCACCTTGGATCAATTCGATACCGAATACTTGACCGTCAGTTGCGTCTTCTAAAGCATAGCCCATTGTAATTGCTGTTGCAGATGAAGATGTAGTAAGTTCTACAGCGTCACCAGATGCATCTGTTACAACCGCATCACCAGCGGTGACAGTACCACCAGCAGTGACCATTGTCTTACCAGAGATAACAACAGTTGCCGCCCCTCCAGATGTGGGGTCGTTGATCAGCACACCAAGGCAGTTTTCTGCATCAGCATCTGCTAAGTCAATTTGACCATCAGCTTCTAGAGTTACGAATTTAAATTGTGCCGCCGAAAGGTCTTCGCCAGCAATGAATGTACGTGTATCACGAGATTCCATTACAGCCATGATTACTCATCCTTCTTGTAAGTTTTAGCGATGAGGGCCTTACCCTCTGCTGTTTTAGAGATGGCATCAAAAGCAGAATATTTGTTGACACCATGTTCGATCACATGGGCCTCTACCATCTTGTCCAATTTAGCTTGCGGATCTAGCATATCAGCATCGACTGCTTTCTCCCCAACTTCGTCCATTGCAGCAGCAAAGGCAGCATCTGCGCCCTTAAGTGCTTCTAGGACTTTTTCATCCCCCTTAATGACATCTAGCAGCTGCATAGCAACTTCTACGTCAAAATGGGGTAGCTCTGCCTCGGCAGCTTTACGCAGTTCGACCTGACGCTTTTCTACCTTAGCTTCTTCAAGAGCTTTCAAGACAGGAGCAGGGATGTCTGATTTAACAACCATCTCACCACTAACTTCAATAGTCTCTACTTCTTCTTTCTTTTCGATTGTCTCAGCTTTGATCACAAAGCCGTTTTCCGTTAATGATTTACGGAGACGCTCGTTGTCTACTTTAAGGGTGTCGATGGTAGCTTGCATGATGTCTTCGTCACTGACTTCTACTGAGTCAATTTCCTCGGACTTTTTCATGTCGTCTTCCATCATTTTCATAGCTTCACGGTAGTTATAACCTTTACCCATGTAGCCACGAAGTTTTGCCTTGAGATCATCGGACATCTTGTCCATTTCCTTCATTTCGGCACCTGACATTTTATATGCTTTTTCCATATTTTCCTCATTGGAATCACGCTTGAATAGAGCTACCTTAGCTTGCGCATTAGCTGGGCGATCCACCAGAGATAGCTCATCAAGCTCTAATTGCTTAAGAAGGTTCATTTATCTTCTCCTTAATCGCACGACCGCCAATGCTGAAGGCCGCAAGTTCACCAGATTTGACCATCTTCCAAACGCTATCATCATAAACTTTGTAAGCTACGACCCAACCTTCGCGGTCACTCTGTATGCCGAGGCTATCACCTATCTCTTTGGTGATCGGCAGGGAGTGTATAACCATCCCCGTCTGTTCGCCTGTGTGCATGGTTTTACCGATACGCACGTTCTCCATGAAATCGTTCACGGCTTTAACG